CCGTATGGTGACGCTCTTGAACGCATAGAACTTGACCCGTCTTTCTTAAATACAGTGCTGCCAGTGCTGCGCAGTTTTTATGAGAAATATCTGATTGAACGGGAGTTACCGAATGCGGAGAAATATTTAGATGGGCAAGCGCAGTAACTTCAAGCCGCACAAGCTTGATGCCTATGCAACGTTAGAGGAGGCTGTCCTGCCGCTTCTTCCGCACTTGCCTAAAGGATCGTACTATGCGGAGCCATGCGCCGGTGACGGCGCTTTAATTCGCATCCTACAGAAATACGGCCACAAGTGTGTGGCGGCTTATGACGTTGAGCCACGGCATAAGATTGTGCAGCAGGGTGACGCGTCATTTTTGACACGCGAGGACATGAAACGCGCCAGCGTGGTCATCACCAACCCCCCTTGGGGTCGGCATGTGCTGCACCAGATCATTGAGCGTTCATTGTTCTGGGGTCCAACATGGCTACTGTTTGATGCGGATTGGATGCACACCAAGCAGGCCATGAAATACCTGCCTTTCTGCAAGATGATCGTGTCGGTTGGCCGTGTGAAGTGGTTTGGAAATACGGCGGGTAAGGATAACTGCTGCTGGTATTTATTCGACGCAACGCCAACGGAAACAATATTTGTGGGGCAGTGATGAACACCGTTGAATTAACCAAGCCCGAACTGATGGTTGCCGGTCTTGTTGGCAATATGCGTAGTGTTTCGTCGCTTGGCCGTTTGACACAAAACAAGCACTCGCCGACTGATTCGCAGTGGCAGATTGATGTCGATGGTGCAGCCGCTGAGATGGCCTTTGCCAAGTGGATGAACGTCTACTATGAGCCATCTGTGAACACGTTTAAAGCACCGGACGTCGGAGCAGTTCAGATCCGATCAACGAAGCATGAGAATGGCAGGTTGATTGTGCGTGGCAACGATGTAAAAGATGAGATCGTTGTTCTTGTGATTAACCGCATGCCTACCTATATAATGGCAGGCTGGATACGCACTAGCGCCGCGAAGCTTGATAAATATTTATATGATCCGAATGGCAAAAAGTCACCGGCTTGGATGGTTCCACAGGCAGACTTAAACAAAATGGAAGATTTAGATGTTAAGACCTTATCAGCAAAAATCGCACGACCAGATAATCCAATGGATCAGGCAGACGACTGAACCCTGCATCATCGAGGCAGCAACTGGGGCAGGTAAAAGCCACATCATTGCGGAGATTGCAAACACTATTCACCGCATATCGGGCGGCAAACATGTGCTGTGCCTTGCACCAAGCGCAGAGNTGGTTGTGCAGAACAGCGAAAAATACAGGGCCACAGGCAACCCGTGCTCAATCTTTTCCGCCAGCGCAGGCGTCAAGTCCTTAAAGCACCCCGTGGTGTTTGGTACGCCTTTGACGGTTATGAACCGCATCAAACGTTTCGGATCTCAGTTTGCTATGATCATCATTGATGAGGCGCATGGTCTGACGCCGACGATACGCAACATTGTCGATGCCATGCAGGAACAGAATAACAATATCCGCGTTGTAGGAATGACGGCTACGCCNTATCGCATGAACACCGGCTACATCTTCGGGCAGTGGCCAGACGGCAGGCCTGTGCCAGAGCACGAGGCCGTAAAGCCATATTTTGCTGCCTGTGTAGACAGGATTACGGCGCGTGAATTGATTGATCAGGGTTTTCTGACGGTTCCCATTTTGGGAACAATACATGCCGAATCATATCACACCCTCGATATGGAGTTGAACAGTCGCGGACAGTTCGACGCGGCAGATGTCGATCGCGCTTATGTGGGGCAGGGCCGCAAGACTTCTGCCATCATTGCCGATGTCGTTTATCAATCCAGAGAACGCCAAGGGGTAATGATCTTTGCAGCCACGGTGCAACATGCCTACGAATGCTTAGAAAGCCTACCACGGGGCTTGTCTGCCATTGTGACGGGCAACACACCAAGTCAAGAACGCGCAGCCATTATTGCAAGTTTCAAGGCTCGTGAGATCAAGTATCTCGTCAACGTACAGGTGTTGACCACTGGCTTTGATGCACCCCATGTTGATGTGATCGCAATGCTACGGGCGACAGAATCGGTNGGCCTGCTCCAACAAATCATTGGTAGGGGGCTTCGGCTGTCTGACGGCAAAGATGACTGTCTAATCCTCGACTATGCGGAGAACATTGAGCGGCATTGTCCTGATGGTGACATCTTCAATCCGATGATTAAGACTATTAAAAGCAAAGACAATCCCATAACCTTAAAGGTGCGTTGTCCGTTATGTGAGGTGGAAAATGAATTTAAAGCTAGGCCAAATCCGTCGGGGTTCAACATCAGCCCGTCTGGATACTTCTGCGATCTCGACGGGCTTCCTATCACGTCAGAGCACGGCAGCATCCCAGCCCATTATGGTAGACGCTGCCAATCGAAGCAGTTGGTGGCCGGTCAATTGGTACAGTGTGGCAGTCGGTGGACTACCAAATCCTGCCCCCACTGCGAAGCAGACAACGACATCGCCGCAAGATATTGCAGCGAATGTAAGGGCGAAATTGTAGACCCGAACGAGAAGCTGGTTGCTGAGTTCACTGCGATGAAGGCAGACCCCACAAGACGGCAGACAGACGTTGTCGAAGAGTGGAAAGTCAACCACACCTTAAGCAAGGCTGGGCGTGAGATGTGGCGGATTGATGTACGTACATCATACCGCAAGTTTTCGTTCTGGGTGCCAAAAGAACCAAACTGGTCGCAGGGTTACAAAGATCGTGTTATGTTGATGTCTCTCGGCGGAAAGGTGCCCGATACCATCACCTATCAAAAGGATGGGACATGGTACAAGGTTATTGGCTACAACAGGGCAGCGGATGAAATTCCCAAGTGACATAGACGTGTACGGAGATCAGACGTACAGGGGTAAATGCGCCACCGAATCTATGGAGCAGGTTACGTTTTTCGCAAGATTGCGTCGGGATCATCCTAATTCATGGGGCGCAATAGCTTTTCATCCCCGCAATGAGGGTGTCCGATCGGCGATGAAGGTCAGGATAGAGAAGGCGGAAGGCATGGTTAAAGGTGCATCCGACATCATCATCCCAGGCGGACCTGCATTTGTGTGTGAATTGAAAAGGCGGGACCACACCAAGTCTGCGTGGCAAGACGGGCAACAGGAGTATTTATATGCAGCTAGAAATGCAGGGGCTTTTGTTTGCATTGCCCTCGGTCATAAAGCGGCGCAGGAAGCCTTCAGACGATATCTGGCAGTTCATCATTCGGCCCAGCAAAATGATTGAAGATGTAATGATTGGCAAGGTTGCGCTGCAAGATCAGCCGGAAGCAATACAATCGGCCTGTAGGTTAGAGATCTACAATAGGGCATGCAGGATATTGAACCTTGAGACGAAAATTGAAAGACGTGCGGAAATTGGTAGAACGCCAGATAGGCTAAGGCCTTATATCGAAGCTGAAGTAATGAGAATATGGAGGATGAGAGATGAGCAATCATGAATTAGCAGAATGGATGGGGTTATTTATGGGTCTTGGCCTCGTGGGATACGTCATCCGAATCATTATGTGTGAAATAAAACATGACAAGAATTGACCCGCCCCTTCCATTTGATACGCCAAAAGGGCCAGCAATGGCGCATTTTGTGATTGATTACGGACCCGAACACCATCTTTTATGGGTGTGTTTTCAAGACGATACGGGTGAATGCTGGACGTGGCCGAACAAGGACGTGCGGTTGCAACATAATTTATCAATGGGACGTGCAAAAAAGTGTTTGACACCAAAATAGAAACATGGCATAAGAGGTCATCAGCAACGGGCTGACGCAAATTTAAATGGAGATTGACATGACGAACCGCACCATCGCCGACCGTTACTTTGACATCGACGCCCAGATCAAGGCTCTGGAAGTAACGAAAGATGCCCTTAAGGCTGAGATCATTGCCCTTGGCACTGAGCTTGTCGAAGGCGACCAGTACGATGTCAAGGTATCGCTTTCGCAACGGTCTGTCCTTGACGAGGCTTTGCTTCTTGCAACCTACGGTGTGACACCTGAGCAGATGAAGCTCTATAATGCTTGCAAGAAAGACGGCAAGTGCTTTGAAATTCTCAAAGTCGTACCGAAGGGGGTCGCATAAATGGATAAGCAGCAGATTATAATTTTGGACGCCTCTATATTGATTGGGGAATTAATCCAAGAATACATAGATAATTTTAAATTTAGAGATCCGCGTAAAACAGAAAACCTCATCAACGCCTCATTCATTGAAGAGCCAACAATGGATGAGGTGAAGGGTACAATTTGGCGCATTTTGAATGTGATGAAAGATATTGAATATGACGCCACAAGCATGGTTGATGAGTACGTTAATCGGCGTAAAAAGATAGAGCAGATCAAGTCAATTTTGTTAATCGGTCGTTCCCCCCCCGACAGTGCCATCAAGCGTTTGAAGGGTTTAAAGCCAAAGTATGTAAAATGTTAAAAACAATCCTCGACGTTGTGTATCATCTAGGGCTTGGCTCATCTGCCAAGCTCCTATGGATACGGTTATATGATCAATATAAATATGACACGTTTTTTGGAACCTATGAAGAAATGGCGATGAGGTTCACAGCAAACGATATACTGTCCGTGCCCAGATCGCGCAGCTTCGCGAAATTGGCGCAATAAAAACCGACAACCCCCACGGTACAGGAAATCAATATTGCCTGTTACCACCGGAGAAATGGAAAAACTAATGCCAAATATGTTAGATTATGAACGCCTAGTGCGGCAGGTCGCCGATCTGAATGTCGAACTTGCGCTTCTTAAAGGTAGGCACCAAAATCGTTACGAGGAGGAGTTGCGTTGGGATGCGATAGAGAACCAGCCGGAGATCGGGACACTGACGGAAGAGAAGCGTCTTCGTCGTATTATTCGCCAGTGGGAAGAACGCTACGACATTTTATGCGAATTATTTGCCAAGGCACGTTTCGACCAGAAGCCCCCAGATTGGCACGAGGCAGTGTCCGATCGGGAATACCGGTTCCAGAGGGAGAAGGAACGCAAAGCGAAATGGGAATACCGCACGATATGGCTGCGGATTGTATATACGAAGATCAAAAATTTAATCGAAGGAATCAAGAAATGAGCAGTTTACTGAACACCCGCGAAAAGACCCACGGCAACTACCGTGACAATGCCAATCTCAGCCAAGCTATCAAGGATGTGCTGCGGAGCGGCAAGAACTGGGAACGCCTGCACGATGGCCAGAAGGAAGCTTTGGAGATGATCTCTGTCAAGTTGGCGCGGCTTCTGTCGGGCGATAAGGATTTCCGTGACCACTGGGACGACATCGAGGGGTACGCCAAGCTGGGTGGTCAGGCTAGTCCCACTAACCTTCCTACAGTCACCTTGGATCTAACAAAGGCGATGGAAGGATGAACAGATTTAAAATTTACGTGATGTTGACCATCGCCTTAATTCTGATCAGCTATTGGTGCGCCAACACCTTAAATGATTCGGTTGCATCTAGTGCCACAACTATATGGTTTGCAATAGCATGCCTAGTTAGTGGGGTTTTAGGCTTG